TAATTGTGATATATGCTCTAAAAATACATTCTGTATAACTCTTTCAAATAATTCTTTCTCTCCTGATATGTTTTATATTCCATTACATAAATTTCATCTACACCATTTCTATTTCTATCTATAAACAAAGCAGACAAATGTATCTACACCTGTCTGCTTTCTATCTATTATTTAGTCATCATGCTATAGCATATTTTCCATAAAGGTTGCATAACCGCCTGTCGGGTCATTCACAAACACATGGGTGACTGCTCCGATTACCTTGCCATTCTGAATCAGCGGCGCGCCACTCAGGAACGTGTCAAGTAGGGAACAACAATTTTTTTCATAATTTTGCGAAATTCCACTGTATTCTGACAACATTATCCGGGAAAACCACTATTTTGCTTACAAGTTCCTTCATAATGCCCTCGTCAAGCACTTCTACATTCCTGTGCTTTGAAATCACCCCAGCATCTGTTTCTTTAGAAATCTGCTCCGATATTCTGAGCTGAATCCTTTCCATTTCCTGTTCAAGCTCTGCCACATTTGATTTTAGTTTGCTTTCCTGTTCTTTAATGACAGCCTTTTCTTTCACAAACTCATCTTTTGTTATCTTCTGCTCATAGTAATCATCCATAAGGTTCATGATACGATTGCTACATTCCTCTAACTCTTTTCCTGCTTTTCTATGATTCCACCTCACCTGATCCAACGCTTTGGCTTCCTCATTCTGTTCTGCCTGTATCTGCTCAATAGAAGCATCTGCCATATTGCATTGTACTTGAATCGACGATAAAAGTTTTTCTTTCATCTGATTCTCGTTCAGACGAATTTGACCACAGCCAAGTTCATCGGTATATCTGGCAGTAGCACAGAGCCAGTCTTTATTCGTACTTCTGCCTTTTGTCAACTTCTTGCCACAACAACCGCATACCAGATAACCGGTTAGAATGTTCTTCGGATTCACATTCTTGCGTTTTTTATTGCTCTTAATCACACATTTTGCCTGATAAAAGACCTCTCTACTTACAATTGCCTCGTGAGTGTCCGGTATGACAATCTGTTCTTCCTCTGGAATCATTTTGACACGATTGCTTCCAATCTTTACCACATGAGATTTAAACGGAACCGTATCTCCTGTGTAAATCCGGTTAATCAGTATATTGCGTACAGACTCAAAAGTCCACAATTCATAGGTTTTGTATTTCCCACGCACCGCAGACAAGTAAACCGATGGGGTAATTACCTTCTCCTCATTCATTTGTCTTGCAATCTCCGTTACCGTTCTGCCGCTTACTGCCAGATGAAAGATTCTCCTGACAATCTCTGCAGCTTCTTCATCTACGACAATCGTATTTTTCTTTTCCCCTTTTTTATACCCGAAAGGTGCCTGTCCATAGACATATTCCCCATTCATCTTCTTCAAGTCCACAGAGGTCTTGATTTTCCGGGAAATATCCCTTGAATACATATCATTCAATAAATTCCGTACCGCCAGTTCAAAGCCTTTGGAATCTCCTGTTGCCACCTTTGCACTATCATAATCGTCATTGATTGAAATAAACCGCACATTGTATGCCGGAAAAATATATTCCAGATAATGACCTGCCTCTAGATAATTTCTTGCAAATCTGGAGAGGTCACGCACAATAATTGTTCGGATTCTTCCCATCGTAACTAACTGCAACAATTTTTTCATAGCCGGACGTTCCATGCTTGTTCCGGAATAACCATCATCTACAAATTCCGTAATATCCTTTGGCATATCGGAATGGGACTGCACAAACTCGGAAATGCACAATCGTTGTGAACCAATACTGGTGCTTTCCCGATGATTGCCTCTTGCCACTTCGTCATCTTCCAGCGACAATCGAAGATAACAGGCATCCATTTGATTAACCTGCTGCCTCATATTCCTCTACCCTCCGTACATAATCTTTTATCTGTGGAAACGGATTGTCAAATTTCAATATGATTTGAATTTTTCGATTATCGTACACAATGATTTTCTCAACCAATTCGTCTACCAGAGATTTGTCAATATTGTCAAAGTTTCCTCGTTCTTTCAGCATTTTCATCCATGTGCTTCCTGTTCGGTCTATGGATTCTAATTCTTTTTCCGTCTGCAATGCCGCATTATAATCATGTTCTGCCTGTAAATACTGCATATTCAAACGACTCTTCATATATTCATATTCCGATTTTTCCAAAAGTCCGTCACAGAAATCAGAAAAGAGCTTGTCATTCTTCTGTTTCAGACCATTTCTCTTTGTTCTGGCACTTATTACTGCATTTGCAGCATTCCTCTGATATCCTGCTACTTTAGGCATCTTTCGGACACATTCCATATATGCTTCATAATCCAGTGCAATTTTCAACTGTTCATTCAAGCAATTTTGCAATGCTGCTACGATTGCCCCCTGCCTGATATAGTGCGATTTACAATCTGTCTGCAAAGTATCTCTGTACCGGTTGCACTGATAATAAACAAAGGAAGAATTTGGTCTTTTCTTTGTAACTCGTCCAATACCTTTTGTTGCTGTCATACGACTGCCACAATCTCCACAATATACTTTATCTCTCAGTACCTCTCTCTTGTCATCTGCCGGTGCCGGTCTCTTTACCAGTTTTTTTCTGTCTGCCACCGCTTTGTCATTAACTTTGCGAACAGTTTCAAAAAGTTCCTTATCAATAATCGGCTCATGAGCATTTTCAATCACCTGCCATTCTTCTTCACTCCGACGGGTTTTATTTTCTCCAAGCCTGTCTCTCTTTACTTTCCCATGAATACGACAGCCTGTATAAACAAGATCAGAAGTTATTTTCTTGACAGCACCTCGCAACCATACTACTTTTTCATATTTCTCATTCTTTGTCATCCCTCTTTCAAAACGGATACGCCCCGGCGAAGGAATATTTTCATCATTCAATGCTTTCGCTATTCCATTAAAAGAAATGCCCTGCTGCCTCATTTCAAATATCCTGCGAACAACAGGTGCAGTTTCTTCATCTATATCAAAAGTTCCTTTCTCCGGATTTCTGATATATCCATAAGGAATACTCCCCGATGCCGGAAGAAATTTCCCTGCACTCATCTTTGCCCCTATACTGGAACGGATTTTTTTTGAGAAATCCTTTGCATAGTTATCATTCATAACCATTTTAATCTGAAAGAGCAGGGACGCAGAATCTGCATTCGGATCGATACTGTCATATTCATCGTTGATGCAAATTAGTCTGACACCCATTGATGGAAACGTTTTTTCCACCATCTCACTTGTCAAAATAAAATGTCGCCCCAAACGACTGATATCCTTTACAATCACACAGTCAATCATGCCTGCATATAAATCCTGCATCATTTTCTGAAACCCCGGTCTTTGATAGTTCATTCCCGTATATCCATTATCCGTATATACTTTCTTAATATGAAGAAACGGAGTGCGAAGAATGAAGTCCTCTGCCAGTTTCTGCTGATTCCCGATAGAATTATACTCCTCATTATCACCATCTGCCTCAACGGAAAGCCTTCTGTATAAGCCTGCTTGAAAAACACGTTGTTCCGTCTTAGCTTTCAGCTCGTCGCTTTGATTTGTTCTGCTTCTTCTTGCCATTTTACATTCTCCTCTCCGATTTCATTCAAATACTGTTTCAGTTCTGCCAACTGATTTTCAAAACTGAAGATAATCTCTATCCTTTTATCCTCATATACCTCAACTCGTTCTATCATTGTGGCAACTGCCTCATGGGTTAAATGCTCGATTCCCTGAAATTTCATATAATGACCAATCCACGAAGTCGCTTCCTTCCCATTTTCAACAAGCTGTTTCTTCTTTTCTTCCAGTTCCCGGATAGTCTTTTCCTGTGTCTTAATCCTGACGATGTATTTCTCCTTCATGAACAGATACTCCTCACGGGTAATCAATTCTTCCGTATAGGAATCATACAGACGCATCGCAGCATTCTGATTTTTTTCCATTTCCTGCTCTTTGGCTGTAATTTGCAAATCCAAATACTTTACTTTCTTATTCACAA